GTGCCGATGTAAATCGGCACCAGAATATTGATAAGTATGTTAGACAATTTCCAATCTCACGAAAGGGAAGAGTCAGACAAATCTTATCTTATCTTGACACACATCCTCATTACATGCTCAATTTACTCAAGCTGTATATTGGTATGGAAGAACCACTAGTTTCTGTTGATGAAAATTCAATAGATTATTATCGTGGTCTAACATCCCAAAAGGGTGTGGACGGTGTACCATCTCTCTTAAAGACATGGTTGTCTCTTGTTAAGGGTGACCTGAGAATCAGCTATAAGAATTGGGTTTATATCCAATATTGTAGTAATCCATCACTTTTAAGTGAAGAATTCAGGGTCATATATCGTTTTGCAAAACGACATACGTATCAGCAATTTCTTAATTATCTCCAGAAATGGAAACAGAAAATGCTGGTACCCTATACTGTGGAAGAATTCAAAGCACATTTACTAGGTGCTCGACCTCAACCAGAGTCATACAAGGGATTTAAAACTAATCATACAGCTGATGCGTATCTACATGACCTTCGGGCCTATGCAGCTATGCTAACTGACAGCTGTCCTGATTGGGGATATGAAGGATTGGAGAATCCTATTCCTGCTAACTTAAGGGAGTTTATGTTAAACTCTCTTTCAACTAGTTACCAGCAATCCTTAAGAGACTTAGTCTCTATAGGTCATACCTCTACACCAAACAAGACGCTAGACGTAGGAAAAGGCAAGAATAGACGAACAGTTAATCTGTCCGATTCTTTCATTGCCTCTGACATGGAAGGGTATACAGTTGGAGAAATCCACCATATACCTAAGAAAGGTACATTAAAAAGGAGACCAATTGCGGTTCCTAATAGATTCTTACAGATGTGGGTAACACCTGTACAGAAGTACCTTTACCGTGCCCTGCGTAAGATTAATACTGATGCGACTTTTAACCAAAATTGTTTTGATGCTGAAATTCAACATCGTCTTGATAATGGTTTTTATGTTGCTAGTATTGATCTTTCAGCTGCTACTGACAATTTACCTTTTTCTTGGGGTACGGAGATTATAGAATCTCTATACCTTAACCAAGAAGTACAGAGTGTGAACTCTGGATTAAGATTAACCAGGAAATCCTGGGATATCTTTAAGGTAATGGCCAGAGCCAAATGGGATAATAACGACTATTTCACACAGTGGAAAGTCGGCCAACCCCTTGGCTCAAGACCTTCATTCGCTGTATTGGGTTTGACACATAATATCATCACAGAAGCGCTTTCGTTCTATGTTGGTTACAGTCATTCTCCATACAGAGTATTGGGAGATG